TTTTAGTAGAATTAACATTTCATTTTCTTCTGTCATTATATTTCACCTCTAACAATCTCTTCAAATTCCTCTTCAATATCATAGTAAGCTAACTCTTGAAGGTCTTTAGCGGCGTAATCCCTAGCAAAGGCAAGTATCTTTTCTTTCTTCTCACTATTATTTTTTGCCAGCTCTACTATCCTTTCAGCTATACCGTTCTGCTTTTCTTCGACATCTACAATGTCCTCTCTTAAACCACTCATGTCACTTATTATTTCTTTAGACTCAACATCTAATTCTTCTTCAGTCATAGGCAGGGATGAAAGGGAGATATTATAATCAAATTTCAACATTTCAGCAATAGCTTTCATTATCCTTCTCTTCCTACGTTGATTATCTGTACCTTCTAGCTTTTCTAGCAACCTTTCTATTATTTGCCTTTCCATGCCTTCTTCTACCTTCGGTAATTTACTCTTCACCTCAGCTATGAATTCTGCTTCATTATCCTTCTTCATTATTGAAAACCAATTCATTTCTTATCCCCCTTCTTTTTTGGATATATCTCTTCTCTAATCTGCAAGTAAAGTGTTTCGTAGTCCTTTCTTAGTTCTGCGGCAGATGCCATGATGTCTAAATTCTTTTCCTCAAATTTACTTATCTTTTTCTGTAGGGGCTTACTTGTCTTTACTATTTCAGCTCCATTCAATTCATCTATTAAATCAGATAGTTTGGTCATGTCCTTACCAAACATTTCAGTCGGCTGAGAAGCCTGTAGGAGTTTCTTGATTCTCTTCTTTTCTTTGTTGCCCATTTTGTCCAATACAGAATCTGCTTTGAGAACATCCTGCCAACTCATATGAAACACTTCTCCGACACCTATCTACTAATTAGTTATTTTTAAACTGTGCAAAAGCCTTTTCAAATAATCTCTCATTTTTTAATTTACTTTTTAACAATAAAACGTTATCATCAGCTTCAATCTTAGGAGAGAAAACGATATTTATCTGTCTTTTTCGATTTTCATTATGAATCTCAACATAAGCATCAATAAAACCCATTTCAGATAATATTGGAGACTTTTTACTGTTAGGAAGTGTCTCTCTCATGTCTTCATCTCTTTCCAACAGTTTTTCCTGTGCTTCATTTCGTTCAGGAAGATTCCTAAGTCTATCAATCGATTCATCAAGTGCCTTAATTTGTTCTACAACATCCTCATAATCATTTTCTAAATCATCTAACATATCTGTTAATTGGGTTTCAGATGGATTTCTTCTAACTAAATCCTCATGTGCATTTGGGTTATCATGTAAGAAGTCATAAAATTCATCATCATCTTCGGGTTTAGGGAATCTTATTTTGTCTCTTCTCAGTTTACCCCTATCGGTAATTTTACTGCCCTTTCTTCTTTCGGTGACACCTTTCCTACTACGCTTCGTTCTTCTCTTAGGTATTCTTTCACCGGAACGCTCGA